ATCAGAGCCACAAACAATATTACTGCATACTATTCTGATGAACGACTCAAGAACTTTGAAAGTAACATCAGCAATGCACTCTCTATTGTTAGGTCTTTGAATGGGTACTATTTCTATGGAAACGATGTTGCTGCGAAACTGGGGTATGACACAGAGAAGCGTCAGGTTGGTGTAAATGCTCAAGAAGTTGAGCGTGTTTTGCCAGAACTTGTTACTGAAGCACCAATCGATCCAGAGTATTTGACCGTGTATTATGAGAAACTTGTTCCAGTATTGATTGAAGCCATTAAGGAACTTGCCGACAAGGTTGACGCACTTAATAAATAGGTGAGGGGGAACACCAAATGGCTGCAAAGGCAAACATAATTATTGATCAGGGAACAGACTTTTCTACTACATTGACGGTCACAGCAGATGACGGCACTGTTACAGACCTGACTGGTTATACTGCAAACGGTCATATCCGCAAGCACTACACATCAGCCACAGCAACTGTTTTTACTTGCACATTTGGCTCCCCAAGAACAGCTGGACAGTTGACAATCTCACTAGGCAGAAATATTACTTCAAATATGGATGCTGGTCGTTATGTTTATGATGTTGAATTGACTTCTGCTGCAAATACTCGCAGCAGACTCGTTGAAGGAGTTGTTACTATCAGCCCAGAAGTCACTAAGGCATAGGGGAAACGATAATGGCTCTGAAAGTAAAATTCAGCCAAGCAACACCAGTCTTAACAATCAAGAGTAGTGCAGCTGCAACTTCTCTTGGCACACTGGCAGATATTGATAACAACACTGCAGATGCTGGTGAATCTGGTGCAACTCTTGTGTACGATTCAACCTCTGGAACATACAAGAACGAAAAAGTTTTTGAGTATGATGGTACTACTGTGACCATGAAAGGCGGAGAGTTCTAGTGGCAAATAATGTTGTAATTGCGATCAAAACATCGCAAAGTACTGCTACGCCACCATCTCTTGCGAATGGCGAGCTTGCGTATTCTTATTCTTCCAATAAATTATTTATTGGTCAAACAGATACTTCTGCATCAGCAGTGTCCGTTGAATACATTGGTGGCAAACTGCTTGTCGATAAGGTTGCCAATCTTGAAAGCGTTGTGTTCAGTGGAAGCAGATCTTATACAAACTTTACAATTGCAAACACACTTACGATTTCTTCAGTTTCTGCTGGCAGTCTGCTGCGAACAAAAACAGGTGGTGCTGTTGAAGGTGTGTCAGGAACATATGGGCAAGTGATGCAAGTGGCAGCAAATGGAATGCCATATTTTGACAGTTTGAATGGTGGAACATTTTAGGCATGAGTGACTATCTAGATCATGAAATTACAACTGTAGGAGTAGAAAGGCAACTGGTCGAACTAAACAAAACGATCGTTGCTTTGCGTGGACAAATTGCAGAACTTGAAAACGAATTGAGCGCAAGAGATAAAATTCCTGTGCCAAGAAGTGTTGTGCAACAAATTATGGAAATGGAAGCAATAATTCGCAGGCAACATGCTGATCTAGAATACTATAAGAAGTATGTGCCAGTTCAAGTTATTATAAATAAAGAAAACAAAGAAAAGCCCACGAGAAAAGGTGGGATTCCAAGATAATAATTAAGGAGCGTCCGAAATGGCATCTATCATTAAACTAAAGCGCAGTTCTACCGCTAGTGCTGTTCCTGGAAGTCTTGAAGTTGGCGAAATTGCGGTCAACCTATTTGACAGAAAGCTGTATGTAGGTAACAGTTCTGGTGTAACTGCAATTGGTGGTGAAGATTTCCGTCTTACCACACAGACTGCTGGCGAAGGCGCATACCTCAAGCTGAATGGCGACAGCGTACTTTCGACCAATACCGTTCTGGTTCGTGGTGGTACTGGCGTTTCTGTTGCTCTTGACGGCAATGGTTCAATTTCCGTCACCTCTACTCTCGGTGGCGACATTGCTGATCGTTTGCAAGTTGCTAATGCTGCTGCAACCTATCAAACAATCGCAATTGAACGAGCAGCACTTGCTAATACAAATAGCAGAATTGATCTTGTTAATAGCAATCTTACAGGAACAAATACTGCAATTCGTGCACTGGTTTCGGATAGACTTCAAGTTGCTAATGCTGCTGCAACCTATGCAACTATCAGCACTGTAAACAGTAACCTTGCAAACACTAATGCTCGTATTGCTGCAGCAGAAACAAATATTTCACAGAAACTTGGTGCAACCGCTAGTGTTACTCTTACAGGTGATGTTACTGGTACTGCTTCCTTCTCAGGAAACAGCGTATCAATCTCAACCACTTACAACAACGATGTTGTTCTTGGCACCGACACTTCTGGTAACTATGTTGCTGGCATTTCTGGTACAACAAACGAAATCACTGTATCTGGTTCTGGTTCTGAGAGTGCTACAGTAACCATCGGTCTGCCAGACAATGTAACTGTTGGAAACAACCTGACTGTTTCTGGTAACACTGCTGTTGCTGGTAACATGACCATCGATGGTAATCTGACCGTTGAAGGTGGCGTAACTTATATCTCTTCATCGACTGTAAATGTTGATGATACCATGCTCAAACTCTCTGCGAACAACGCAGCAGATACTGTTGACCATGGTGTGTACGCTAAGTATGTTGAATCTGCAACTACCAAGTATGCTGGTTACTTCCGTGACTCATCAGACTCTAGTGTCTTCAAATTCTATAAGGGTCTTCAGGATGAACCAACCACTACTGTAAACACAGGTGGCACTGGTTATGCACTGGCACAAGTTGATGCCGTCATCGATGGAGGGCAGTACTAGGAATTGTTTCTAGAGGGAGATTTAAATCTCCCTCTAGAATAACCTTCTGGTATGTTATCAGGATAGACTTGTCTATTCTTCTTTCCATTATTTACCCAAACTCTACCTTTTATTGCATCAGATTTCTTCTTTTTACACTCTTCGGTCAGCGGAATTCCTTTGTTCCATGCTGGCTGACCCTTAGAAGATTCGGACATTTTTCTTCTCGCTTCTTTTGTGTGCTTCTTTCCTTTTCTCGGAGAAGGCAATCCTTTATGTGATTCGGATAAAACTTTTATTTGATCCGCAGTATAACACCCACTAACTCCTTTGTTCCATGGAACATTCCCTGGCTTAAATTCTGTTTTTGGTGAATGTCTTAGACCTTTGATTCCCTTATTCCATGCAGGTAATTTTTCGATCTCTGTTTTAGATTTTATATGAGAAATTTGTTCTTGTAAGTATTGATCAGAAAGATATTTTGTTTTGATCATGTCTATTTGCAAAATTCTTGACATTGATTTCGCAAAATTGTATGTATAAATAATCATGCTGATGCTCCTGTTTAGCGTTAGAGTGTATGAGGACGGCAATCCTGCGATACACAATTATTTATAAAGTTCGTATTTTGTATAAATAAGACAAAGAAGTAGCGAAAGGGGAGTTGCTTCGGCACTCCCCTTTTTGTTTTACGAATGCTTACATAAGCACTGAACAACAAGGGTCATAGATATGGCGTCGGTCGTAAAGATCAAGCGTTCCTCAGTTGCGGGGAAGGCTCCTACAACTGGTGATATTCAATCAGGCGAACTTGCCCTCAATATCAACGATGGCAAACTCTTTTCGACTGACGGCATCCGAGTCTTTGAAGTCGGTGCAAATCTTCACTCTCTTTCTGTTGGTACTGGGGGATTGACTCTCGGTAATAATGCATTCAGCCTTCCAACTTCAGATGGTCAAGCAGGATATGTTCTCAAGACAGACGGAAACGGTAATGTCAGCTGGGGATCAACTGCAGCTGGTGCAGGCACATTTCCTTTTTTTAAGTCCGATGGTTCTTCAGATGGCATCGCTGTGTCTGGCGGAACATTCCCATTCTATAATAAAGACGGCAACTTAGATACAATTGCAGTAGCGTAAGGATAAACAATGGCAAATACAGTAGTCATCCCAGTCAAGGCGATCTATACAGGCAGTGATGTTACGGCACTTGGTGAATTCCGTCCAGGTGATAAGATCGATTCACTCTATGTGAGCGGTAATACACAATATCTGCAAGTTGCTAATGCTGTTTCTAATTTCGCAACAATCAC